ATCAAAAGACGGGTGGAGCTATTCGGAATCGTCCAGCGTGAATGCCTTTACAAATGTGGCCGTGATACCCGCTTGTCTTTGTAGTGGTGTTGACGTTACGATAGAGTATCGAGACTACGTTGCACCTACCGCAATCCTAGATGTGATAAGAGATAAAGCGGCCGAGGCTTGGGAGAAAAAAATAGAGCTAATTCAACAAGCCAAGGACTCGGGGATTCCCGTATTTGGGGTCGATACATCGACAACTGCGGGGGCTGAACTCGCCCAAACCTATATCGACGCCTACTCTAACGAAATTGCTTTCGAAACCGATTTGGAGCTTGAAGCCTTTCCAATAGAAGTTATTCCTTCTTTTATTGCCGCTACCACTCCGGCTTTAATCGAGGCTGGTCGCTATATAAAGACTTCCAACGTCAGCCTTTATGGTTATGGGATGGTCAAAGTTACCGTCGTCGTAGTAACACTTACTTAGCAATGCCCAACCTACCCCCAACGTCACGCTTTGATGAGGAGCTTCAAAAGGCCAGTGAGTCTGCGGCAGCTTCTGCTTTTACGGCTGTTAGTCTAGCCCAAGCACGTGCAGCGGGCATTCCGTCTAAGGATGCTATGGAGCAGGAGAAGGCCCGCGAGGTTATCCCGAACATTATCCCGCGTTCTAGTTCGCTTATCGCATCTCCGGAGCCGCGTCTGAGTATGACCATGGGACCGACCCGCAAGATGGTTGGTAGCGAAGATGGGATTGCGGATGATATTGATTTTTCATATCTATATAAAGATGCTGGAGCGGGAGGCCCCTTCTGCCAAGTTCACCAAGACGGCACAAACTGGAAGCTCCTTGGCGGCACAGTGACGTGCGGAGAGGGCACAGAAACCATCGCCGATATTACCATCGGCACCATTGCCACCCCACCAGCCGACGGAACTTTTTACTGGCTCGTCTGCGACGTGACCGCCAACGACGAAGATGATGTGTTACTCCCCGGAGGGACGCTCAATTCAGCCAATACGGGATCGGGAACCAGCCTCCCCAATAACACCATCCCCGAAGTCGGGGCGATCGAAGGCACAATCCACATTTCATTGGGGGAATGGATGAACGAAAAATTTATCCCCGCCGGATGCGGCAATCTTCAAATCTCCCACTGCCCCGGATCGCTCACCTACCAGCGCGATAATTACTACGGATACTACGGATACTACGGATACTAATAATACTGAATGATCGAAACTCTTACAGACTGGAACACTCGACTAGGATATTGCGAGTGCTGCCTTATGCCAGTTTGCCCAGAGCCCCTAATGATTGGAGAATCGATTCAAGCAAAATACGGAGCAAACGCAATAGGGTTTGAGGACGGGGTTTTTTACGGGAAAATTACAGTAGACTATTGGTGGTCTGACAGCGAGGGGACGTTCCATCCTGAAGATCCGTTCACGGGAGAGGTTAGAAATTGGAATCTGTTGTCTGGACCATGCGGGGAGACCGATGTGGACAGCTTGGAAAGAGATGGTGTTGAAATGCCCCCCGCAGACGGTATAATTGGAGGAAATAGCGAATCATATGATCTCGAACAGCCTTTTGTGTCGGAGAATTACATGGAAGCAATAATGGATCACTTTAATACCAATTACAATTTTGTAAGCGTTGATTGTGGTTTTTCAGACTCGAAAATTGCAAGGTTCTCGGGGCCGATGAATCCCTCAATAGAAGCGGATTTCATCAGAAAAGTCAGGATTCGCTTCCGAATACCCACCACCCACACAGGCTCATATTTCAAAATCACTTACGACATCGCCGAATTCCCCGAGGACGGAGACCCCTCATTCATCTCCCAAGACAACGTGATCGAATGGACGGGGCCGGGCACGGGGGGGCAAAGTGATCCGTCGTGGCTTGCAGGGGATTGGATTGAGATTGAACCACCCGAAGACCCCGGCGAGCGCCGCATCGTGAACATCCGCTACACCTGCTACGCGGGAACGAAATTCGGAGTAAGGCCGCAAGTCACAGGCGAGTCATTAGAAATCCCACCCCCATGAGCCAGCCACCCAAACCCCTCCCGCGCGTTTCCGCGAAGCATTACGGCAATCAAGCCGCGAAGGTGCGTTTCCGCGTCAAGGGGAATGCGGATGGGCCGATCTACCAAGGACAGACGCAGATCGTCCCGTGTGCCGGTTGCGGAGCACGCCGCCCGCTTGACAAACCTGCGTAATCTGCCTTGCAAACAAAACAAATACGGCGATGATCCCCGAACCACCATGACTACAATGACCCTAGCGCAGATCTTCAACACCCTCGGAACCTACGTGGAGCCGGGAGGTGATTTCATGGCGAGCCTCAACCAAGTTCTTTCCCGACTTTACGGGATGGGAACCTACCGCGACCTCACCGTTCAATACAGCCTGCCTGTTGTGGACGGTGCCGTCACGCTCCCCGACGACGCGGCAGCCGTCCTGCACACGATGGTGGACGGATACCCGTCCCCAGTCCGCAGCCTGTGGCACGATTTCAAGAGCGTCGGAACCAACTCCCCTGACACGGGACCGACGTGGGGGCTGATCGACTCCGGGTTCTGGCCAACTACGCGCCTCATCCCGGAATCCGAAACGGTGGACACGCTATTCATTGTCCCGTCCTTGCGCGGTGTGTCAGCCGTGGGCATTGATCTTGAAGAGGAGATCGTCACGGTGAACGCCAATAACGGCACCAGAAATTATCAAGGCACTCCGGTGGTGGCTGACGAAAAGATCACCTTCCCGGTAGCTGTCACCAGTATCACGTCCATAGCATACACCGCTCTGTTACGACCATACGACATCCGCTACGACGCGGCCGACGCGACCACCTGCATCGCCACGGTGGGTCCGGGTTCCGGTGTCACTCGCTATCGCAGGTTCCGGGTGAACAAAGCCATTGACGGAACCACGATCGTTCATGTCCTATGCAAGCGTGCGTTCATACCATTGCAGGCAGACGAGGATATTGTATACATCACCAACCTAGGTGTGCTCAAGCACGGTCTTCTAGCTAGGATTGCCGAGGACAACGCCGACCTTGAGCGGGCGCAGTTCCATTGGGGGCAGTGCTTCACACTCCTTGAGGAAGAAGCCGCTTCCTCGCGTGGTGCTGCTCTTCCTCGTCCGGGGGTTGACCCCTACGGCACAGGCAACGTCGACAAACTCCGTCAAATGTATTGAACGCCATGGAAAGCAAACTAAAGAGCGCAGGGGTTTCCGGTTACAACAAGCCGAAGCGGACACCGAACCACCCAACCAAGAGCCACGTTGTCGTAGCCAAGGTAGGGAGCGAAACAAAGACCATCCGATTTGGACAGCAAGGGGTTTCCGGGTCCCCGAAAAAAGAGGGGGAGTCCAAGTCCGCCGAGCTACGCCGAGAGTCATTCCGCGCACGTCATGCGAAGAACATTGCCAAGGGCAAGATGAGCGCGGCCTATTGGGCCAACTTGACTAAATGGTGATCATACGAACAACACTGGAAGAGCGGAGTTTCGTTAAGGATACAGTGAAGGAGATGACGGGCGTGAGAGGCCGTGATCTGTATCTGATAGGGGGTGTCGCGACTCAACGGCACATCGGAGGGACGCTAGAAACCCCAAAGACGCCCGCAAAATTCAGCAGGATCTCTGGGGTTTACGGTCTGAGCGTATTTGTTTTTACAGCAAAAACAATAGAGCCGGGAGTGCAGCCGCACTACACCGCTCGTGTCTACACGGACAATCCGGATGACCCAGCGTTGCGCGATGCCGACATTTTCTACTTTGCTCGAAGTGATAGGGATATGGGAGTGGTGACTCTGGTAGGATGGACGACCCCCTCACAATTTTTCAGTGAGGCGGTGTTCAATCCAGTGGGAGCCACCGACCCGCACGGGAGCTACACTTGCCCCCGCGACGAGTTCTCGCTCCCGGTTTCCTTTCTGATCCCGCCCGACTCAGTTGCCGGACGGTAGACCGGGTCGTTGAGTAAGTCGCCGAGGTCTTCGTTTATCCAAGCCCATACGGCAGCTCGCGCTCTTAGCCGCATCACCTGCTGCCCCCCGAACTCATCGTCGATAATTATGCGGGAAACCGCCGCAAGTTCATCCTCCCGCTTCTTTTGGTATTTATCGCGGAAGCAGGCTAACGCTTCGCGCAACAAAGACAATCGTTCAGTGTCGGTCGCCATATCAGAACTCCTCCCCCTTGTCGATGTCATACTCGTCGGATAGCGAGATTTCCCATACCTTCCCGCCACCTTGCCCTTTGCTGCGGACAGGGCGGATGGTTTTGTTGTGGGCGCTCACCTCCTCCAGCACGGTCATCCCGCGCCGGACAAACTCAAGGTTCGTGGAGTTGCCCACGCTGCGCCCGCCGTTTGCTTCATGCAGCACAACGGTGAAGTCGGTCAAGGTCCCACGCCACTTCTGTTGCCCGGAGTGCTCGCGCACTTTGCGGGCGAAGAACTCCACCATCTCAGCGATAGCCGAACGGCTGGAGTTGTCGTAGGCGGCCGCTTCGATCATCGGGTCGATGTAGGTGGCAACCCCGAATCGGCTGGAGTCCTTCACCCATTCCGGCGGAGTCCATTCAGTGAGCCATTTCAGGAAGTGGGGGAGTTCATCCTTAATGGTTTTTTCAACAAATTCATTAGATCCGAACTTGGGCTTGTGGCGCTCGCTGATCCGCAGGGCGATAATCTTGTCCCGGTTCGATGAATCCAGCGACGGCAACGCGGCGAGCGAGTTGGCGTCGAGGTTCAGGGACATCATCACCCGCCCCGCCCATGGCAGGGGGATTGCGTCGGCATACTTGGCGTGATACTCCAGCCTCGGGTTTGCAACGCACCGCTTAGTCAGCTCGACGAACTTGCGTTGGTCAGCGTAGGTGGCGGCCGCCATCTGGTCGTCGATGACCCATGCGGCGGAACCGCACAGATCCTTGTTGAACGCAGTCTGCCCCGAAAGATAGGCGCTGGCGTCACTGAAACCTCCTACCGCCTCACCCACAATCTTGTTGGTGAGGAGTGTCTTGCCGTGTCCGGTGGGGCCAAGCAGGATGAGGAGCTGACCTTGGTCGAGGCGATGAGCCACAACCGCCTTGTAGAGACGCTGAAACCACGCAAGAAAGTAGTCGAGGGTATCCCGCCCCTGATCGTCGGGGGCAAAAAATGTTTCGAGGAATTTCTTCATCCACGGCCACAGCGCTTCGTCCCCGTCGTTAGCGGCGTGGACGATGGTGGTTCGGCAGTTGTTGAGGATCTTGCGCCCGTTGAACGATACCACGCGCTTGTCAGAGAACACCACGGGGGCTACCTCCTCCACGCGGTTGTCATTGGAGATACACAGAACCGCTTGCTCCACCTCGGAAACCGTTTGGTTTTTCTTGAGCTTTGGACTAAACCCGGCACGTCGAAGTTCTAGGACAAGCTGTTCCTTGGGGATGCCAACGGGAGCCTCGCCAAGCAGCTTGTAGAAACTCTTGCCGTTGAACCAGTATTGGTCGAGCAACACCCCGAGCTTCTTCTCCTCGAACTTGTCAACGAACTGCTTCCCGAAGATTTCCCGCCATGACAGGAAACCCTTTCCGGCGCGATCGGAGTAACAGATCATGCCGTCCTCCCGAACTTGGCAGCCGGGACGGTCGATGCCGTCGGCAATCCAAAACAGAGGACCGCGCGTTCCGGACGTGAACTCACCGCTCCACCTTCCGGGGAACCTTTTCTCCACCTCCACCGCGATCTCGTCGAGTGGGATGCTAGTGTCGTTGGTGTTGACCGGAGTATCATTCGCAGCCTTGAGCAACACGGTGCGGACAGTGTTCATAGGAACCTGATCTCCGATCCGCGTCCAGTCGGTGCCGACCTCGAAGTATTGGCTTACCTTCAGACTGGAGCGGTCGAACCCGCCCATAATCATCGAAGCCTTGAACGCGTCACATAGACGCTTCATGAAGTTCGCGGCGATCTCCGGCGCAAGAGGCAGGCGACCGTCGAACTCCCACACGAGGCGGATGTAGCCCGAGCGGGTTTTACTGCGCCATGTTGGCAACGGAGCACCGTCGGCTCGCACCTTGATGATCTCGTCCACTTTGTCCCATTCGACTAGAACCCCGTCGTAGTCGGCGACGAAGCCGTGGAGGAAGTTGACTGGGTTATCAACCCCCACCCTAGCGTTTGGGTTGTCCCCCTCCGCCATCGAGTAGAAGCAATGGTTGGTTTTATCATCGGCGCACCACTCGCGAAACTCCGCCTTGGATGTGAATGAGGGAACGGGGAAGTTGCAGGTGGACATGTCGTCCACCGCTGTAACCGCCGTGTCCCGGTTGTTCTTGAGGTAGCGGTATTTCATTTGGTGTATGCGTCGAGAATGTGTGCTTCAGCGGAAAGAGGAATGTCAAGAATCCACTCCGGAGGGGTGGACATGATTTCCATGATGTCGGAGTAGGCCTGCTCAGCCTGCTCTTCCGGGACTTCGCACACAAGCTCGTCGTGGACATGAAGAATGATCGGGTACCCTGCCGCGTCAACACGAAGCATCATATCGGAGAAAATATCTCGGGCAAGTCCTTGGCTCAGATTTTCCGCGAGGATACCTCCCCACAGCGACAGGTCTCGGGGAGCCCCGTTGCGGATCATCTTGCAGAGGTATTTGAACCGGATCATGTCTCCGGTTTTCTTGGGGGCTTCCCGCATTCGTCGCAGCATCCCGTAGCGCAGCGTCCGCCCGGAAGGAAGCGAAAGCTCCAGAGGCTGGTTGAGTGCGGTGCACATGGACAGATCCTCGTTGAAGCTCCGCCAGTAGCGGACAACGGAAGACATGCGATCCCGGTAGAGGGTAACAGCGGCTTCGGCTTCCGGCAGGGTCATGCCGCTGAACTCAGCGAAACGAGCCGCTCCGATTCCGTAGCCACACCCCAGCGCCATCGACTTGACCTTGTGCCGGAGCTTTGGGTCAAAAGCCTTGAGTGGACCGTTGGCAGGATCGTGCATCCCGAGCAGGACGCCGAAGGCGTGGTAGATGTCATCCGAGTTGCGGATCAGTTCAAGAGCCTTGGTGTCCTTGGCCAGCCAGCATAGGGTGCGAACCTCGATCTGGGAAAGGTCGGCCACGATCAGCTTGTATCCCGGCTTGGGCTTGATCATGTTCCGGAAACTCACCCCGAACATGTCGCCGCGCGGAAGGTTTTGGAGATTGAGGTTCCCGCCAGAACCGCTGAAACGCGCTGTCGGGTTTGCCCCACAATACATTAAGCCGCCGTAGTAACGCCCATCCGACATGGTTCCCAAGTCGAAGGCTTCCAGTTTCCTGAGGAAAGCGTTGATGCGGCGGAAGTCCTGCACCGCACGCGCCCACGGGCACTGCTCTTGGTTTGTGTCAAACCACTTCTCGGTATCGACGTTGTCCTTCGCCAGTGACGCAGGTGGGACGATACCGTCCTCTCTGCACTTCTGGTTGAACGCCTTGCGTGAAAGCGCGGTGCTTTCCCCGATCCACGGAATCGACTGCTCGGCATTGAAGAGAGCGGTCTTGATGGTGGTGAGGTTGCTTTCGAGGAGTTCTGTGTCGATGGGTAAGCCGCGCCGTCCGATCTCACGGTTCACTCGGCTGATCAAACGCTCGCCAATAGGCCACTGGTCGGCGAGAGCATCCCACAATTTTAAGCAAAGCTCGGCGTCGCCGATGGCGTAGGCGGTGACGGACTCACGGAACTCGTCGGTCATCGAATTCCACTTCTTGCCCTTCATGTTGTCCCGCACGGACTTATCCACCTTGACTCCGAGGACGGCAGCGGACGCGTTCTTGAGGGAGCGAGGTAGCCCGAGGAATGAGCACATGTCAGAAGTGCAATGCCACTCGGCTGGAGACGTTGCAGGAAACCATCCCTTCTCGACCCCAAAGAGGTAGAGGGATTCGTCGAAAGAAGCATTGTGGGAAAGCACCCGCTGCCCGTTAAGCAGTTCCCAGTTAAATCCGGAAGGGTGTCCGGCGTAGGTGAACCCGTCTGATCCCGCGACAGTCACCATGTAGGCGTCAAAGTCGGGGTGGGAGAAGTAGCCGCGCGGGCCGAGGGTAGTGATGGAGCATTCATTGGAGTAGAAACTCTCAAAGTCTAAAGCGTAGGTATTCATGGTATTCGATTTGTAAGTTATTTGGTTAAGGACGCAACGGCGTCCGGCGTTTGTTGTGGTTAATATGTGGGCATGAAAAAGCCGCGCGGAGGGAGTTACCCCGCCGCGCGGCCTAGGGTGTTCACTGACTGAACTTGATGGGCTCTTCCACATCGAGAATTGGAGGAGCGTTTAGTGAAGCCTCGATGGCGGAGAGGACGACCTCAAGCCTGCGGCGTTGCATAACGGCGGTAGCAATCTGACCGTTGAGGTCTTCGATCACTTTCATGATTGAGTTCGCCTCAGCCACGAGAAGGTCGTCACGGCAGACCAGATTGTCCGGGATAGCAGGTTCTTGGTCCATATCAGTTACCTCCTTGGGTTAGGCGTTCAGCGAACTCCAAGGCTTCCGCCGATGGGGATTCCTTGGTGATGCTCAGGGTGGGCACATACCAAGAGTATTTACCCTTGGACATGAGCTCCGAACCGAACGACCACAAGCGAGTCATCACGGAGATGGTCGGATTGAACGTCTGGAACGTGAACAGCCTTTTGTAGGTGAGGCGGTAGGCGTCCTTCTGGACGGTGATCCGCGCCATCTGGTGGTTGACCCCGCCGATCTCGTAAGGGAACGCCTCGTCGTTGTTACCCACCTGAGGGATGAGCAGCACGATCTCGGCGTATTCGATGACTGGGTAGTCGGACTCGGACACGAGTTTATCCCTCTCCGCTTCGGAGAATGCTTGCTTAGGCATGTATTCGTCGCCGAACGGGACGTCCTCTTTCCACATCTTCGTCGCACCGATGACGATCACGGGGATCTTCTCTTCGGCGGCGGTAAGGACGTGCTCCTTGTCAAGAACGACTGAACCGAGTGGCCCCTCGATCTCCGACATCTTTTGGATGACGTTGAGGCGTGGGATGTCGATGTCGTCCGCCTTGAAGGAGAGCGAATGGTTTCTCTGCGTGGTGATAGCCGTAGCGGCCGGGGCTTGCACTGGCAAGACTTCGGCGGCGGGCACTTCTGCTGTTTCTGCTTTAGGCATAGTTTTCTGTTTTCGATTTGTGTCCGGTAGAGGATTCCTGAGGGGCCGGACAGCTCCCTTATTCCTATTGTTGGGAAAGTGTGTAGCGGGTAGGACCCTTCTCGATGATGCCTAGGTCGATGGCTTCGGCTAGGAAAGCATCCGCCTCCTGACCCTTCTTGCCGCGCGGAGCGTTGGCGCGGATCACATCGCACAGCTTGTTGGCCGAGACGTCGGATGCCTCGATGAACTCCTCGTCGGAGACACCTTTGCTGAGTGCAAGGTTGCGGAGATTGATCTTGTCCTTGGTGATGGTAAGCGCACCCATGGACTTGCGTCTCAGAGTCTCGAACTCCACGCCGTCGTTGGA